GTTGAACAAGGTAATCACATGAACCTTAAATCCCGTCTTTTTAAGATAAACACTATCGAGGATGTATCCGTAGAAATGAACAAACTATAAGAACTGCAAGCTGAACTGAGTTCAGTTGTTGCTAAGTATGAAACATCTCAATCCGAACTGACTGCTGTCATGGCTCAGGTTGAAGAAAAAGAAACTGCCCTCTCTGCTGCTCTTGCTCAAGTTGAAGAGTTTGAAGCTGCTAAGGCTGAAGCTGAAAAGCAGGCCGCTGAAATGAAAGCGACTGCTCGTAAAGAAAAACTTTCTGCTGTTCTCCCAGAAGAGAAAGCTGAATCAATGTTTGCAAAACTTTCAGTGCTAGACGACGAAGCCTTTGACGAAGTTGTCGCTGGTTTCGCTGAAGCCAAGGCTACTGTAGATGCAAGCTCGCTCATGTCAGAAGTTGGCATTAGTGGTGAAGGTGACGCTGTTGAACAAGAAGAAGCTGGTCTTTCTCTTGTTTCTCAGATTATCGCAAACCAAAAGAAAAATAAATAACAGAAGTGACTATCACTTCTCTTTCTCTTAGCTAGGAGTAATAAAGAAATGGCAAAATTGGACACTCGTTCTACTCGCCTTGGTGCTGTACTGCAACACGAATACAAGCCTGAATATGGCTACTGCCGTAAAATCGTCACTGTGACTGAAGCTGCTTTAACCACCTATGAAATTGGTCGTGTTATCGGTGATGGTAATGACACTATGGCTGCTCTTGATAACTTTGTTGGCATCTATATTGGTAGCCCTGAAGGTGCAGACAGCCAGACTGTTGCTGCTGCCACTGCAACCGATGTAGTTGTTCTGTATCGTGGTCCTGCTGCTGTTGGTGCTGCCAATCTGGTGTTTGCTGCCGATGTAAATGATCCTACTAAGCTGGCTGCTGCTGTCGCTAAAGTTGAAGCTGCTGGTATTGACGTTCTCGCTTAACCCCAATAACAATTAAAGGAAGTATATAACGATGGCAACAACTCGCTCATTGGACAACGGTTTCAAACTTGTAGACTGGACAGAAGAAGTCCTGAATCTGGACAACCAAGCTGGATTGATCGGCTCCATGAATCTGTTCCGCACTCAGGGTATCTCTCAGACTGCTGTTGTGTTCGACAAAAGCATCAACGACACCACCCTGATTCCTCAAGTATCTCGCCGTGGTCGTGAAACTACTAAAGGTAGTGACCGTAAGGTTGAAACCTTCTCACTGCCGCTGGCTTATTTCAAGCACAGCGATTACATCACTCCTGAAGACATCCAAGGCTGGCGTATGCCGGGCAGCCCGGACTCTGAAGAGTCTCTGGCTAACGTCCGCGTACAGAAGCTGATCGACATGCGCTCTCAAGTAGAACAAACTCAAGAGTATATGCAACTGCAAGCTGCTAAAGGTGTTATGAAGACCCCTGATGGTGCTACCATCGCTGATATGTTCTCCGAGTTCGGTATTGTTCAACACAGTATTGACTTTAATCTTGGTGTTACCACCACTAATGTAGCCAACAAGATCAGTGAACTGAAGCGTTACGTTCAGCAGAACCTGAGGACTGGTGGTGTTATCCGTGGTCTGAATGTTGTTGTTGATGGTAGCTTCTTCGACAAGCTGATCACCCATCCTGAAGTTAAGCAGGCTTATCTGTACTACGCAGCTCAACAGAACCCGAACCGTGATTCCACCAACCAGTTCATGTCTTGGGGTTCTGTAGATCAGTTCACCTTCAAAGGTGTGAACTTTATGACCTACGATCACGTATTCAAACTGCCTAACGGTAGCACTGAGGCCGCGGTTGCCGCCAACACTGGTCACGTTATTCCGGTTGTGAACGATCTGTTCCGTGGCTACTATGGCCCGAGCAACAAACTGTCTGGTGCTAACAGCATCGGTCAGCAAATGTTTGCTTATGAGTTCACTGATCCGAAGGATGAGTACCACGAAATGCAAGTTGAGACTTCTCCGCTGTACTTCGCTACTCAACCCCAAGTATTGGTCAAGCTGGTCTCAAGCACCTGATAGCTATGTTTGGGGAACGGAATCTTCTGTTCCCCTTTCATTTCTCACTTAACAAGAGGAAATAAATATGACTATTGATAAGCTGTCTATTGGTGAAGTAAACAGCGGCCCTTTTGATGCCGTTGACTCGCTGATTGAGCGTCTTAATACTGGTGCTGCTGGTGGTGATAAAGTTGCTAATGTTGCGGCCATTGCCGACACGGCTACTGCTACTGCTACTGTTGTTGGTGATAAAGTGAATGAACTTATTGCCGCTTTGATTACAGCCGGTGTTATGGCTGCTGTGTAATACAATGGGAGGGGCGAAAGCTCCTCTCCTTTACCTTTAAGGAGAGATTATGTCCCTTACCCAAGTTCAATCTGTTCGGCTCATGGTCGGAGATTTTGGTACAGAATTTCAAGTTCTAACAGATTCAGATTACGGATACCTTCTTGGTAAATATGACGGAAGTGAAAGACGTGCTGCTTTGGATGCTGCTAGAGCTATTATGTTTTACCTCGCAAGATGGCCGACGCGAGAACGCACGGGCGACATCGAAACATGGAATGAATGGGCTAATGCTTATCGCAGAGCACTAGAATCCTTCATCAACAATCCAGAGTTCAATGTTCCTTCGGCTATGGCCTATGCAGGTGGCATCAGTAAAGCTGATATGAAAGCTAATGATGCCAACAATGACAATGTTCAAGCTAAAATCTATAAAGGTGTTAGTGAGGGTAAGCGTCCTTACAATCACGACAACACCACAAGAGATGATGCCACTTATTACGGGTATTGAGTATGCGTAAAGGTGTTACTTCTCTCACAGTGAATAAGAAACCTTGGGAAAAGATCAAGAAGCAATTAGTTGCTGGTCAAAGGTTTAGAGGTAGGGTTGGTTGGTTCGCTGACAACGTATACGGCCCAGAGAACGACAACCTCCCAGTGGCTACGGTTGCTAACTGGAATGAGTATGGTGGCATCAACGGAGCTAATGCTGCTTTCCCCGGCGCTGTCACTCCTCCACGTCCTTTCATGCGCGTCTACTACCAGCAAGAATTGCGTCAAAGCAGGGATTTGATTGTTGGACTGGGTAGTGCTATCCAAATGACTATAGCTGGTAAGAGTCCTGTTACTGCTCTTGAGTACATTGGCCCTTTTGCTGTTGAAACACTAAAAGATAGTATCTATTACTTAGACCACCCACCTAATAGTCAAGTAACCATTGACCTTAAAAATTCAGACAACCCCTTGATTGATACAGGTACAATGATGAACTCGGTTAATTACAGAGTGGGAGGAATCACTACATGATGCAAGTTGGTTATCTGAAGAAACTAATCCCCCTCACTATTATCAGACCGGCTCAAGGTGAGTGGGTGAGAGGTAGGTGGGTGAGAGGCAGCCGGGCGAATGCTGCTGAGATTGCCATTGAAGTTAGTATCCAACCTCTTCGTGGTCACGAACTGCAACTAATGCCTGAAGCTGAACGTAGTAGAGAATGGTATAAAGTCTATTCCAGTTTTGAGATGAGAAGTCTTAAAGAAGGAGTTGGTGGTTGGCCTGCTGATGAGTTTGAATATGAAGGTAAACGCTTTCGTATTACAAGAACTCATACATACAAGATGGGTGTACTTAATCACACAAAGGCTTGGGCTGCTAGAGTTCCTTTAACAGCAGGAGAAGCTGATGGCTGATATTTATGAACACATCAAAGACAATTTGTATGATATTGCAGAAGCTGCAAACATCTCTTTCCCTAATGTAAAGATTGTATTCTCATACGATGGTGGTCCCGAACCATCAACAAGTTTTATAAGTATCTATCCACTTAGAATTAAACAAGTGGGTAGACGTTCTACTCCGGCTTTATCTAGTAGCAATAACATGCTAGACAACCGGGCATATTACGAAGTAACGACACAGTTTAGCTTCTTTGGTAGAGGTGCTGGTAATGTTGCTCAAGCGTTTCACGACAAAATAGGCAACACGGTTTTAACCAAACAAGTTGCTGCTAGGGTGAACATGGGGTATATGAATAAAACAGATGTAAGAAGAAATCCTCAAAAGCGTGATACGCAGTGGGTGGATGCTTACAACTTAGATGTAACATTCAGCTATATCCTCAACACCAAAGAACAAGTAGATACGGACTTCTCTGGTATCTCTTTTCAATCAATCACAAACCCGTAATAACAACAGGAATAAACAAACATGGCAAATGATTTGAATGATGTTGTCCGGGTCGTTATCTTCGACCAGACACAAGCTGTATCCACAGCATCGTTTCAGATTCCTCTGATTCTTGCTACACACTTACGTTATCCAGAGCGTACCCGTATTTACAATAACCTGCAAGCTGTTGGTGAAGACTTTGAGCCTACTGCCGCTGCATACTTGATTGCCCAAAAACTGTTTGGTCAGGCTGGTGTTCTTGGTGCAACTCCTCCGTCTATCGTGATTGGTCGTCGCCAAGTAAACTCTATTACTGTTTCACCTGTTGTTGCTAACAACACTAAATACACAGTTACAGTCAATGGTGCTGACTACAGTTTTACCTCTGGTGCTGCTGCTACTGACTCTGAAATCACTACGGGTCTTGACACTGCTCTTAATGGTGTTGTAGGTATCACAGCAACTGGTGGTGCTGCTACACTCACTGTTGCAGTTGATCCTGCTGGCGGAGGTTGGACTTTCTCTACTAGCCCTAACCTCGAAGTAGGACCTTTGGTCAATGCTGCAACCATCGTTGAAGACTTGGAAGCTGTTGAACAAGAAAATGCAACTTGGTATTGTGTAGTTTCCGACACTCAAGACGGTGTAGAGCAAGAAGCTCTGTCCGATGCAATCCAAGGTCGTGAGAAGATTTATGGTCTGTCTACTTCTAATGTAGATGCTGCTACCACTTCCACTAGCGACATTGGTGCTCGTTTGAGTGCTAAGTCTGCTGCTCGTACTTTTGGTGTTTATCTACCTACCGCAGAAACTGAATACCCTGAAGCTGCTTGGGTTGGTAGCCAGTTGGCTGTCACTCCGGGTCAGAACGATTGGAACTTCAAACGTGCTAATGGTGTTACTGTGTCCAGCCTCACTGCTACACAGATCAACAACCTGAAGAACAAGAACTACAACTACTACACTCGCAAGGGTGGCGTAAACATCTTCCAGAACGGTGATATGTTCAACGGTGCTCCCATTGATGTTCAAGTGGGTAAAGATTGGTTGACTGCTCGTTTGCAAGAATCCATCTATTTCCGTCTCGTCAACATGCTCAAGGTTCCGATGACTGACGCCGGTTTGTTGATTGTAGAGAATGAAATCCGTTCTGTTCTTGCTCAAGCACAAGCTAATACTTTGGTTGATGGCGGCTGGACTGTAGCAACCCCTCCGGTTGATTCTATCCCTGAAAACCTCCGCGCTCAACGTGCTGCTGGTGTGTTTGTTATTCGTGCCCGCCTTGCCGGAGCTGTTCGATTCGCGGAAGTGAATATTTTCTTGAGTGTATAAGGGGCTTAACTAATGTCAAATCAATTTATCGGTAATTACAGCCCTGACGACTTTACAATTGTTCTGTCTAAGGGCGATTTTGTTCATAAAATCACAGGATTCGCTGACGGTACTTTCATCGGCATGGAACGTGTTGTTCCCACATCTGAACCTTATCAGGGTGT